CCTCCCGTTCCGTCAGGCGTACCTGTTCTTATGCACCCAAATAAAACGTAAGGTGTTGAGGTACTATAAGAATTCCCTATAATACCTAATACCGTATTTAAGAAAGCCTCTTTTATTCCAGCCTCCATAAATAAAAGGTCTGGAATAGTAAGTACTTGTTGTTTGTTCGGGTCGGCTGCCAGTGGGCTTTGTATTATATTATTCATGTTTTTATTTTAATATATTGTTACATTAAATTGTTTTCCGGCTCTGACATAATTAGTCAAAATATTAGTAATTAATGTTTGATAATTGTCCGATGTTCCCGGTACAACTACATTTAGATTAGTATTTATAGTTGTTGCTAATGCGCTTGGAACGTAAACGGTAAACGAATAGGGCTGATAAGCCGTTGCTACTATTGGCATCCATTGGGTTGCATTTTTGGATGCAATAGGCATATAACTATTTGGGCTGCCTACATTGGTTGTAGCCATCCAAAAAGAATTATTATTAACAACCATTCGTGTAATGTATATGCTTGGGTTAAGAACCCAATATGTTGCATTTGTAGGCATTTGATTTGATGTAGGGGCTAATATACAAGTGTATAGCTTTCCGTTTGTATAATACACCACATCTCCGATTTCATATTGCAAATCGTTGTACCATTTTGCCGATGCATTAAAAGGTAAACCAATTCCTGTTACCTGAAAATATCTGTTTAGAAAAAACTCTAAAAAACATTTTTGCCCAGTATATTTTATTCTTTCAGCTATACCGATAAATGTATTTAGTATTTTAATCCAGTTTGCGGTATCTAAATTTGGCGGCGTTGTGCTTGTTATGCCTAATGGATTGGCACATTCATAAATAGAATTATCTAAATATAAAACATTCGCTTGGTAAGCATACGTATTTCCGCTTACCCATGCTGCCGCAGAGCTGCCTCCGTAATATTTAGTAAACACCAAATCATTTAACCATTGTTGAGGCTGTAATAACGATTGAAACCATGCAAGCCAAACGGGTAATCGCCTTTTGCTTGGGGTTAAGTCGCTGCTTACTTGCGCTTCACTATCTCCATATATTACAGGTGTTGTAATCAAGTGTTAGATATGGTAAATGTTAGTGAAGAAGATAATGGATTGGTTCCGTCTATTTGTATCTGTCCACTTATGGTGTTGTATTGATTGCTTAATATTTGCGCATTGTTCATTAAATAGATGCCGCTTGTCGGGTATGTAGAGCCATTTGCAGCTGCCCAAATAATACTAGGCACAAAGTCAGTAACACCAACAACCCCCCTAATGGTATCAATGATATCCGATACTTTTATCGTTCCATTAAAACCAATATTAGTAATGTAATTATTTATAGCATCGGTAACATTTTGAACGATACTGCCTGCATATTGACCATTATAATAAACTGTGCCAAAAATATCTAACATATCCGGCAACGCATTTATTACATTAAAATTAATATCTGCACCTAATATTTGGTCAAGATAACTTAGTAAAGCGTTTACTTGTGCCGTTGATAATAAACCGCTTGCGGTTGTAACTTTAATAGTTATGCCGCCACTTCCGTTGCCAACGACAGCGCAATTATTGATTATTAATGGCAATGCCGGTAACGGATAGCTAACTGATAAGTTTGTATTTATTTGTACAACATTGCCGTACTGAAATAACAGCACTTGGTTTTGTACCCATGCCGTTGTTTCGGGAGCAGCTTGTGATGCGGTATTTTCTAACTCGGCTTGCAAAACAGCAAATCTCTGTTCCATTAAATTTTGTGAAACAGCCACAATAAAAGCCCATGTACGCCAATAAGCTGCGCTTGACGTAGAAGTTAATCCGGGTATTAACGAATTAACCTGTAATACTATTTGGGCAAGTATTATTTGCCATGTTCTCGGTTGATACATTAAGCCCCTATTTGTATTTGTTCGTAAATAATATATGCGTTTATTGTACTTGTACCCGTTGCTGCTAAAGCATCGGTTGTAACCGTTACGGCTTGCGTGGTGCTGAATATTGTTTGTGTTGCAGCCGATTTTAATGCTGGAGAATTATAACTTCCCGTTGCAGCTAAAACAGCATCGTCTTCCATAAACTTAGTGCCACCACTTGAATACAATAGTTTTGAGGCTGTTGTATAAGCCGTCCCCCCTGCTGTTTGGTGGCTTATACCTAAGATGTTGTTTATAAAACCAGCCGGTGGTGCGGGTAAAACTGTTATAGGTGCTGCATAAGATCCTATTATGTTTGCAGGTATTAAAACCGCTTGTATTGATTGTATCATGTTAATTATAATAATATTCTGTTGATGTTGTTGGTTCTGTTCCTTTTATTACTACTGTCTCCGTTGTTGTTTTAGAGCTTGCTAAAATTCCATTCTCAGGTCTGTTTTTCAAAACATCCGTAAACGTGGTAGTATAATTTTGTTTAAAACAATAAACATTCCCGTAATCTTCTTCTTCCTGTTCTTCGCTCGTGCGTGTCATTACGCCCACGTTTACAGGGTAATCAACTCCACCTATCGTTACTGTATCGGGCATCCATTCTTGAAACGCATCATAAATAGCCTCTGCAATATCTAAAACCAATAAGTCTTGGTCTTGCGTTCCGTCTTGCGCGTCAAAGAACTGGTGTAAAATATGTAGCTTAATATTTAACGGGTTGTAAACCTGCCAACCGTTGCCTAATGTTTCAATTTGCATCGGAGACATAAACTGAACTATAATTGCAACCTTATCCCCTTTGTCATTAATTAGTGCCAAATCGTTTATTTCCCCTGCTAATAAAGACTTTAACTGGTTCTTATATATACGCACGTAATTAACGTTATAAGTCGTCAAAGCCGATATTAATAACTGTTGTATGGCTAAGAAAAGTATCTTCATTTGTGTAAGATAATTTTATCAAACTCCCTTTTAATAATTCCTTTTATTTTTCCTCTTATTTCTTTTCCATCCGCTATAAAAGGTCTTGCCACCATTTTATCCGTACCGTAATTAAAATATCCGGCATAACTAATATCAACACCCCAAACTACTTTTTTAAAATCATAGCTTATTATTGAGTGCCATGTAGATTCTTTTAATGCGCCTGTTGCAACACCAATAGGCTTAAAACCTTTGTACCTTTTATCTAAGCTACCCGATTTTGTTATCCGGGTATTTCTTGTTGAGTTGCTTTCTTGTTTTCTCGGTTGCCATGCCACTCCATCGGGACTTTGTTGCTTTGCATAATTTAAGGCAAAATAAGTTTGACCAGCTTCGGCAATAGCCTTCGGCATATCTACTTTAGCCTTTTGCAAGGCCGTAAGCATTTCGTCAAACCTAAATTTGTGCGGCATTAATCGTCTGTTTTTACTTTCTTTTCGTAATAGTCCCAGTCCATCTCATCGCTGCCGTGTTTTGCTTTAATTATATGGTATTCGCCCATCATTTCAATGTTTACACCATACAATGTAATAAGGTTATAATTAGCATCGGCCTGGTGTTCTACCATTTGCATTTTAGCCCAACTAATGAACTGCGTGTATCTAATCGGTTCTAAATAAATTGTCTTTAACGACATTAATTTTGCCCTATGAAACTCAACACATCTTAAACACATCTCAACTACTTTAGGTAATTTCTTACCGTTAATATCCATCCTGTGAACAGGTGGGGCGTAGTTGTTTTGAGCATTTAGCTTATCTGCCGAGTTCTTTACTTTATTTACTGTTAATTGTTTCATTGTAGTTTATTTAGGTAATGGTAATCCAAAGTTTTGTTTAGCAAATTCTCTATACTTAGCTGGTACATCAAAATAAGGGTGCTTTGCTTTGCCCTCCATTTTAAAAACTACTCTATCCTTTCCGGGATTGTAGTTAAATAATGGGTTTTTATGTTTTTGAGAACGTGCTACTGCTGCCTTAATTTCTTCTTGTGTTGATACTTTAATTTTTTTATTTACAATGCTGTTTTTAATACTTTCTACTCCCGTTACTTCTTTTACATCGCATCTACAATAAAAGTGCTGTGGCGTTGCGTTTTCATCCCAAAAACTATCTGCCATATCTATAACAATTCCATCTAAAGGCTCACATATCTCACAGGTACTACCGTCAATTTCCGCCTCATACATTAAGTAAGGGTTTTCAACATCACTTTGAGTAAAGTCCATCCAGTTTGACGCTGATTTACTTGCCCATTCTGCCGTATCTTCTTCGGTGTCTAACCAAGCATCGTTATAGCGGTCAAAAATAGTACCCGACAAAGCCATAAAGGCTGCGACATCTAATTTATTTCCGTTATCGTCTTCTAAGCTATCGGACATCTCATTTATTTGCTGAAATGTTTTTGCCGCACTAAATAAAAGAACATTATCGTACAAGTCTGACAACATATCGTTGTCTTCTCCGGTAATCTCATCCTTATAACCTTTTTCTACCGCATCAGTCAAACTATCTGCCGTTGCTTGGTATAAAGACAAGGGTAAATTAGTTGGCGTGTATAAACCACTCCAAACACCTTTAATTATATGCTCTTTATTTACGTTTTTTAGCATATACTTTATTCAACTTGTCTTTTAGTTTAGGGCTGAAACTTTCAGACGTAGGAGGACTTACGGGTTCAACTATATCTGTGGTCTTCAAACCAGTCTTTTCTTCAAAATCTTTGGCATCTATTTTAATACCCGCATTCTTCATATCTAAAGCAATCTTTGCCCATGCCGCTGCTTTTGCGGCATCTTGCTTAGCTTCTGTGTTAGTTTCCTTGTCATTCTTTAATCGGTAAACCTTCCCAACGGGTATTTTAATACCAAGTTTAATGAGTTTTGGCAACAAATGGTTATTAACTATGTCTTCTTCAAAACGAGTGTCTTTACTTTCAATAGCCGATAACGCTTTATCTACAGGGCTTTCTTCGCCATCCTGTCCACCACCCAACTTGCCCGGAGTAGATGTGATTGCATCTTCGTGTCCTAAAATAATTTTACTAATTTTTTTGATACAACGTGTTTCTAAGTTGTCGTATGACTTCCATCCCGTACCCGAACTATCGCCATTTGCAAATTCAAATTCATCTTCCTTGTCTAAAATAATATAAGGGTCTGAGGCTAATTTTTTAGCTGCTTCCTCTGCTCTATCTCTCTCGTCGTCGTTATCTTTATTTGTTTTTACGACAAGAGTAGGCATCCCAAAACGCTGAATATAGTTAGCGTTCCATCCTATAACAGAGCGTAATATTATTTCATAAGGCGCACATTTATAAAGCAAGCCATAACCGCATTTAGATATTCCGTTTTCTGTTGGTGTTGGGATATATAAACTCCAATCAAAATACTCACCCTCCATAAAAGGTAAACCAACAGGTATTCCGGGAACGGTTGCCACATTTAACCTATCGGGGCTTATATCAGTTCTCCTAACTATACTTAAATTAGGAAAACCGCCATCAATCATATCTCCAAAAGTAACGAGTGTATACCCATAATGCGTAGCATCGTGTATATAGTTTCTAATTAAGTGAAACCAAGTCGTATCTAATAATGCAGTTGCTTCTTCGTCTGTATTACCTTCCTCGTCGCAAATATGAAACTTTTTTAATAGCGTTAAGTCTTTGCGCTTGTTTATTGCAGAAAATACATCCCCATTGTCTATCGTATTTAAAAATATCGTTTGAATTATAATACGA